CTTGGGTTGACCAATGAGGTTGTTTCTTTGGATCCGAAGGCGCCAATAATGGGCCTTTGGGAAGAATCCCTGTATAGGAATTCCCCGAGAAAATAACCTCAGTGTATAATGCAAATTTCCTAGATAAGTAATCCTTTGACAAGGATACTTTTGATCCTAGACTTTCTATCTTAGCTGTGAAGCTAAGGGAACGGTCTAGTGTTGTCGGAAAAATTGCATCGTCACCTGTTGTTTCGATACGATGGTAGTCCTCTGGGACTTCCATAGTGAGGGTCAGGTTGGGCTTCATTTCTAAAGCCGCTATACCTTCTCCCGAAACAACTTTCCTATGTATTTGGATCTTAGGTTCGGAAGACGAGTCTTCAAAACAAAAGATTGAGTACAGAGGAAGCAACGGCCATGACGTAGACAGCCCCATGGGCTGCCCACGCTTGGTCTCTGCAACAACCTCGCCTACATATAGCGTGAAAGTATAGGCCCAATCTAATGGGTTCTCCTTTCTCGCTATAGTAGGCGGCGTAACTGCAGGATATCGCTCTAGATATCTCTTCATCATTTTAAGGATCTTCGGATCGGGCTCTACGACGGGAATCTCTTCCCGGAATACAGCCAGCCTAAAGAATTTGCACCCTCGCACTATGTCGAAGGGCCCAAAAAGATGATCGAGTATATCATCAAAGAAATTGATCTTAAGCTCAGACAACACAGTCCGATAAAACACCGAGGTGTATATCGGGTGGTGGTTATCTGTAGCAGAAGTCAAATCTACCGAGCGATAAAACTCTCCTGACTTTAACCCAAAGGTCCGGGGATCCAATCCCAAAAGCGAACGAACTATTCGTAGGTCACGCTTTAGGAAAGGATCCACTATGGACCTCAAGACACGGCACAAAATGACATGGCTCGCTAACTGCATAGTCGGCACACGCCACCTCATACCGGTCTCTGGGAGAAAGAGAGGCATAATTGGTAGATTACGCCCGGCCTTTATATATCTCAAGATTTCCGCCTTGGCGGAACTCAAGATATTCATAGATCGGGAATAATCTACCAAAGGGATCCCTAAAATGTCGGCCCTGGCCTTATCCCTTCGCGGGATGGTCGAGCCACATTGTTCGTGGATCCGCATCATAGCTGATAACCCACCATGTGCCCTTGCCACTTCTAAGCATGCCCCCATACTGGGGACAAGCCGATAAGCGTTAGGAGGCCTGGTAGGTCTGTTAAAAGCCACCCACTTCTTCAACCAACCAATAAATCGGTCGTTGACAGGAGGTGGGGGTTCCAGCCATGATTTCATATGTTCTAGCAGCACTGGAGGATCACCCCTTGGCGCTGGTAGAGCACGTGAATAACT